ACCTCATCCGCTCTATCGTTCAGAACATTAAAAACACAAACTGCATTGCTCAAGGGTTGGGCAGTCACAGGATAACCCCCCCATGCCATTCTACAAACTAGACAACACAGAATTACAAATTGCTGAAACTTGCATATCAGGTCTTGATCTTAATTTACACATAGATCAAAAGGACACCTACACCTACCCTGTGCAAGGGTGGTATTGGTTTGATACTGAAGATGAAGCCAGAGTATTTTTTGAACTACCTCCTGTTCCACCTGACCCTGAAAATAATGGAGTGCCTCCTATTGAGAATACATACTAGGTGGTATGGATTTTCTAAAACTAAATTCTCAAAATTATCAGCTGTATGCAATGGGGTCGTACACCAATCCTCAATGCATGGGTATGGCTGAATTCATGGAGGATATGAACAGAATCAAATATATCAAGAGATTATTTAAAAAATACACAAAGAGTGGAAAGATAAGACCAATATTATTATTAAATCATATGATGATTTTGGGGAACGTTTTTGGTCAAAGATCCGCGTCCAGAATGCTATTTTTCAAACTAGAACCTGACCTGTACCCTCAGTTGAAGACCACACTTTTGTATTTGAACGCAGTCGAAGAAAGCATAATTTTGGATGGGTTAAACCTAGACACAATTCCTATGGATTTGCGGCTGGCAGAACTTTTGCGGAAGTTATAGTTTTACATCAAATAAAGTGACGAAAATTAGCAAATCCTAAATAATAGATGATGAATAGTATAGTAAACGAATCAACGGTGGGTAGAATCTACCTAGTCCGACTAAATGGCGATGGCAAATACACCGGGTTTACGACCAAGACATTAGAATGTCGATGGAAAGAGCATTGTAGGACTGCAAATGCCGGCAGGGGAAAAATTCTTCATTCCGGCATACGAAAATATGGTGCCGACGCATTTACAATCGAAGAGATTTACCAGTCGGCAGACCATGAGCACACCTAAATGTAAAAGAAAAGGAATTTATTGTGGAACACAAAACTCATGTGTCCGAAGGCGGATATAATTTGACAATGGGTGGTGAGGGGTTGATTGGTCATCGTCATTCTGAAGAAGCTAAACAAAAAATGTCTGCGGGGAACATGGGAAGGCGACATACCGAAGAGGCGAAAAGAAAAATGGGTTTTGTTCATTCTGAAGAGTCCCGACGAAAAATGTCTATGGCGGCGAAAAAGAGAATCATTTCAGGCAAAATATCAGTATCCAGGCTAATCACCATTGGTCACCAATCGATCCTGGCGACCGCTGGAACCGTTCTTGAACAGATTCCCTCTAAAGGGGTTCTCAGGAGGTTGTAGAGGACATGGTAAGGAAGACTTTCAAGGCATTCAGAGAAGAAGCACCAGTCAATGTTGTCGGTGGTTCAAATATTGCCGGCATTGCGGGTCTTCCAGAGATCCCACCGGTTTCAAATATTAGAAAATCAAAAATAAGACGACGAAGGAAGATCGTTACAGATATAAATAATCGGGTAATTTGAAAGGAAATATATGTTCTCTACTGAACTGGTCACGTTAATTGCTGGATCTGCCGTTGGTTTTCTATTTCGATTTTGGGCACAAAAGGCACAAGATCAAAAAGAATTATTTCAGCAAGCAATGTCTGCGAATAAGCAGACCACCGACAATCAAGATCGCGCGATCAAACGAATTTCTGCGGATGTCGGAGCGGGTGTCAGAAGGGTCATTGTCTTGGCAATTCTCTTCGCAACTCTACTTGCCCCATTTATCGCCCCGTTCTTCGGGATCCCAACATTTGTCGAAGTGGACGCAGTTACACCAGAAGGATTGTTCGGTCTGTTTCCAGAGTCCACCAAGAAGTTCTTCGTGGAGGTAAACGGGTTCCTGTTCACATCAGAGAACAGGCAAATATTGCTTGCCATAGTAGGATTTTATTTTGGGTCCGCAGCGGCGAGCAACAAATCATAAAGGGCACTATGAAAACACTAATATACATCTTGTCTACTCTGTTTATTGCTGCTTGTAATACCGCACCGATGATCCTCCCAGACCCTACGATAGGACACAATATAATTGCTAAAAAATTAGATTATGATATTTTGAACAGCGAACTGGTTTGTAGTTGGGGATGGATTTTTTGGTATGTTCCAATCTTGGTACTGGTGCTTGGTTGGGCATGGAAAGAGTGGATTTCGCCATCACTGAAATCCAAATCCAATAAACCTGTCTAATCTGTATTGATTGCCATCGTACCAAACAATCGTTTGCAAATGTAATAGGAATCTACAATATCAGATACTGGACTAACCGAATCTGATTTTTTAGGTGTCAATATGTTCTTTAGATTTATCCCTGTCTCCGTGATGAAGGCATCATACATCATGTTCTTGTCTGCATTGCCTTTTGAAGTAGCAAACTTTTTAATATCTGTAGGTGGAAATATTGTTACTGGTATGCCCAAACGGTACAATTGAAATTTTAAAATTCCAGTATTTTCTGCAATATTGAAAACCCGGCCCATTGCTCCGTATGCATAACCTTCCAACGCAACCTGAGAGCATCCCATCACGATGTCCGTAGCCCATTGGGCAAGTGTTTCATATCTTTCCTCGTCAGAATCCCAATCACTCAAACGTTCACCAAAAATATTTGACTCTATTATTTCTGATTGACGCTTATTCTCAGTCAAATAGAAAAACGAACAATATTTGTATGAAAATATGCCATCAGGATTGTTGTACAGACAAATTGATGGGCCCCGGAGGCTATAGTCGATGCCGGCAATTACCATTTTAGACTTTCACTTAGTTTTTTGTTCCCCATCTTCGCCGACGAAATTTTTCGTCTAGTCTCTTCAGAACAAACTCTCCCCTTCTGAGATTCAGACATTTTTCTACGGGTTTTGTCAGAGGGGCGATGACCAAGGCAGTTTTTATTCCCCATCTTCGCCGCAGACATTTTTCTGCGAGTTTCATCAGACGCAATATGACCAACCGAACATCTATTCCCCATCTTCGCCGCAGACATTTTTCTGCGGGTTTCGTCAGAAGCAACTTTACCCTTTTGCGCCAACGATAGTTTTTGTCTAGTTTCGTCCGAGCAAACCCTCCCCATCCCTGACGCAGACATTTTTCGTTTAGTTGCTTCAAAATGAACACGACCAACACCGTTTTTGTGTCCTTTTTGCGAATCAGACATTTTTCGACGAGTTTCTATCGAATGAACATGCCCCTTTAGGGACTCAGATATTTTTCGTTTTGTTTCTTCAGAAAGACCAATAGTACCTTCCCCACCCATTGTTAAATTATAACCGCCCTGACTCACATGAGTTTTATGTTCCACAATAAATTCCTTTTCTTTCACATTCAGGGTGTGCTCTATATCTGCCGACCGGTAAATTTCTGAAATGGTAAAATTCGCAATACCATATTTTCGTATGGCATTATGAAGAACAAATCCCCCATTACTACGCTTTGCCTCATTACAATGATCTTTCCATCGTTTTTCTATGCCTTGCGTAGTACATCCAGTGTATTTCGCCAGCCCGAATAGCCGGACAAGATATATTATTGCTACTTTGGATTCCATCACTATTATGTAGATTGAATTGAATATTTGCTTTAGCAAAGTCACAATCATTTAGACTACATAAATGGTATCCGTTCTTTTTATTAAACATCTATAGGAGATATTAGTTATGGCAGAAATCGAAAATTATAACGAGACCGTTTTGCTCCCTTTGCTCGAAAAGAGAGTCCATGCATTAACAAGTCAAACAATTCTTCTTGAGGCAAAAGCAGAAATCGCCGAAAAGAAGATCGTCGAACTGACTCGTGAATTGGAGAGTTTCAAAAATGCTCCAGTTCCAACGAATACACCTGAAGACATTCAGGAACCAGAATATTCTAGTACAAACTAAAGCCCGCACATACGAGCAAGCATGATGCCGATGCCTAGACCAAGGCATGCGGTGAGATATTTCTGAAGCTTATTCATAACACACCCGCACTTAGGGGTGTGTTTTCTTTTATCACCTTCTGTATCCATCCAGAAAAATTAGGAATCCTCGTCGCAGAGTTTTCACACAACTTACCATTAGGGGATACTCCGAGGGAGGATATTATCCCGACTAAAATACCGTTTGAGTCAAGTATCGCTCCCCCAGAATCCCCAAAAAAGATGGTTCCCTCTAACGGCAGCATTTTTATCAGTTGTGGTTCTTCTACCAGAGTTCCGTAATAAAAGAATGTATATGGAAAACTTCGTTTCCTGATTCCACCACCATGTCCAACTACATCTAGTGGTTGACCTCTCCAGTATCTGTAGTCTTTGTCGGCAAATGGAATAGGAACAACAGGGCAATCTCGATCCAATACTCCAATGGAGAGATCTATAAAGATTATGGTGCCGATACGAAACAATGGATGATCAATTGTTTTTTCTATGCGATATTTTTCACCGGCAGCAGAAAACCAATAAGCCCCTGTGTCGTCAACGACATGCCCCGCAGTAATAAAACAATTGGGTGATATCAGAACAGCACTGCCAATGAGTCTGCCGTCTTCCTCTAGTAAAGAACCAACGGCAGGAGAGTCATTGGGAGTAATGCGGTAGAACCCACGCATGAACGCAGGTGCCGAATCTTGTATTTTTATTAATCTGGGAGAAACATCCGTGGCACAGTTTATTAAACCTAATACCAGAATGGAGAAAAGAGCTAAAACAAAATGCCTTCTCATACTATTACTTATACACGATAATTCAAAAATTGAAAGATTGTGAAAAATTCTTTTTGTGAACACAACCATAACACATCCCGGATAAATAAGGGATGCAAACAGATCAAATCGTCAATTTTTGTTGGGGTATCTCTATCGCTTCAATAATCGCAATAGGTGTTATGAAACTGTACTCATTCGGTTATGAACGAGGATACCAGACCGGCCGACATATTGGGGTGACCAAAGGGCTATGGTTGTCCGCCGAAAGAAAACAAAAAGTTACTGTGTGAGGTCTACGACTTCACACGATCCACCCGGACCGCATGCAAAAGTCTGACTTCCTACCGTATTGTCTTCAGTTTCATAGGCGGACAGACCAGACCAATCTACATCTGTCGGCAGTGCTGCTAATGCAGCATCATATTGTTCTTTAGTGCAATCCTGATATGGGGCCTGCTGATACGTGTGAAGTGTGTGTGGCAAGAAACTGATTCCAGAAATCTCGTCGAAGTGCTTGTAGACCCACGCACCCACTTCTATCCATTCTTCTTCACGAACGGTGACAGTGATGCTTGGCTTATGTTCAGTCCAGTGCCGTTGATATGTCAGCCACAATTCGAGATGTTGAATTGCCGTCATATCATTTCTTGTAATAGAACCCTGAGCAGTCATTGGAAATGAAAACACAACAGTATGATCTGGTCGCAATACACATGGTTCACTTGGAAATCCCTTTGCGATCATAAATGCACATAGTGGATCTTTCTTGTCTGCGCGAACAGTACGAATGTAATAGTCATTGTGTTGTGCATGGATCCCTGATGCACAATTGACCAAGGCAGAAACCGTGCCTGAGGGTTTGCAGCAAGTGATGGCTGCGGATGGATTGATACCAATCTTCTTTGCCCATTCCTTGTTTACTTCGACTGCATATGCCTTTAGTTCTTCTAGTGTTGCATCCAACTCTGGTCCCAAAGTTCTCATCATTACATTATCAAGGATTCCGGTGAGTGAAACACCAAGCAGTGCTTCTTCTTCACAATTTCTTTTCCAATCAGAACTGAGATATGGAAAATTTGTTAGAGATGCCTGCCAGGTTCCTAGAATAGTAGCAACACGAATTTTTCTTTTCAATGATTCTTTTGTATCAGTTGATCTGACAATAACTTCTGAAAGATTACAAAATTCTTTGTCTCTTAGCAAAATTTCTGAATTATGGACTAAGATCCCATTAGCGAAAAAATTATGATTGACCGTTTGAATATCATATGTATCAACAGTATCGTTTATTTTTACGAGTTGTATTCCATAAAGCACATACACACATAATTGGTCAGATATTAGTAATATATTATCCGATTCTAATAAGTCTTTTGCCATAATATACCCCCTATTTTCCGTCCAGACTCTATGGTCGGGGGTCATCGATATCGTTATGACTTCTGATGTTGCTATAGTCACGAATTGCAACTGTATTATTTCGGCATTTGGTCTGGTCATACCACCAGAGATAATTTTTGTATACTCTACTTCTTGTGATTTGTGATTATAAGTTAGAACAAGATAATCCTTTATGTTCTTGACAATGGTGGATATTGGTATTTTTCCCAAATTCGTTTGTAAAAGAGTATTGCCATCCAAACAACATGGATTGCACCCCCACTCATAATTTGGATCACGACGATCACCTAATTTAGAAATAGTTCTTCTTGCGGCATCACGATTAAAAATTCCTCTCTCACCACTCTTTGATTTGTAGAGGGACAACCACTCTTCCATGAAGACTCCAATGTCAGGTCTCTCGGCATAGGTAACACTATTGTTTGCAAGAGCCCTTTGTGGATTTTCTAACCACCATTGACCAGTCTTTGCATCACGCATCTTTGAGTCAGAGAGATCAGAGAGAGAGATCAAAGCGGCGCGACGAACGCCGCCCACAACAACTACCTCCCCAATTTTGCAAATAATATCATGACACTCTATGCTCGTAAGTTTTCTTCCAGCGGCTCTTTTGAATGTTGCAACAGTGAACACAAAGAGTTCTTCGAGAGGTCCTGGTCCACTCGCTCTTCCACCAAATGTTTTTAGTCTTGCACCAGCGGGTCTAATTCTAGTGGTATCCCACTTTGGAACTTGCCCACCAATTAATAGTGAGACCAATTCTCTGTATGCCTTTGCCCATCCTTCTTTGGAATCTTTCACCATAATAACAGTATCACTATTTGTGAATTGCTCTGTAATTGTAGGTAATCTATCAGTGTACTTCTTTTCTACACTAAAGCCAACCCCGGTACCACACATTAAAACGTGGAGAATTTCATCGAACACACGAACCTTATTGACTGCAACATAGGCACAATTGTAACCGGCAGTGTTATCTCTCTGTAGTGCTTCTCCTGCCGTCATCAATGCTCTCATAGAAGGCATATCTTCCAATTCAAGAACTGCCTGGCGTAATTCTTCACGCACAGTCTTTGGTATTTTTATATTTTGATCTGCGAAGTGGTCATCAAAGAATTCAAAATATCTGTCAACTGTTTCTTCCCATGTTTCTCTGCGACCTTTTTCCTCGATCCATCTTGAGTAACGACTAAGATGAATGAATTGTTGATACAGGGTAGGAAGGGTAGGAAGGGTAGGAAGGGTTCTCATATAATGCAATCACTCCTTGGGTAAGAGTATGTAGGGTCGATGGACCAAACAACCACTCATTATCAATACTATAATCAGGAATGTTACGCGCTGAAACTCGAACCACAGCCACATGATGTTGAGGCGTTTGGATTATTAAAAACAAATCCCATCCCCATTATTTCATTCTTGAAATCTATTGTGGTGCCATTTAAATAAAGATATGATTTGGGATCACAAATAATACGCACAGTGAATGGTTCATCATTGCGCCGTGTATACGAATAATCCCAGCACTCATCGTTTTCTTTTTGATTTTCGGTGAGATCGAGGATGTAGGAAAAACCAGAACATCCCCCGCCCTTCACACCGACGCGCATACAAGTCTTTACTGCATCTAGTTCTTGATTGTGAATGATGGTGTCGATTTCGCGGGATGCGGTTTTGGTGATTAATATAGGCATTGTTACTTCTTTTTATTTTCCAGATCTAGTGGCAGTAAAAGATCCTAATAATATTCCATTTGTGTTCTCTCTTTTTAGACTAATAGTCGCTGTTCCATTTGTTGTGCTGTTGGTGGATAGAATATGAATATATTCTCCATTTCCTGCTAGAACCGTAGTAGAAGCAACTGGAGATGTGAAGGAAGGTTGAGTTGCACTAGAGGTTACAGTTGCTGATATATTTGCTGTTGTGGTAAGAGAGGATACGATAAAATAATTACTTTTTTTATTGATTCCCTTAACTTGAGTGTAGTTCCATTTGGTGACTCCTGTACCACCTGATCCTAAATTTGTCCAACCACTGGTGTCTATTGTTCCTATTGATCCAACAGATCCGTGTGTTGCTGCTGTGGAAGAAAATGGCATTAGAAGTTCTGTCCTACAACCAGACCATACCAAGTAGTACCACCATCATAAGTGATAAAATTCAATATATCTGTTTTGTTTGCAGTGGTCGTGATTGTGGGTTGGGTTGCTCCTGCCCATTTGAGAGTCTTGCCAACACCTCCGACTTGAATTGCGAAGGTGCCTGTGATTCCATATCCTGTTCCTCCTTGTGCAAGAACAAGAGTTATTGCGGTGGAATTAGTTGCTGTTGCATCCAAGTTTGTAATGTTGAGGGTAGTAAACGCTTGCGATGGCACCAGAGTTTGCACATTTCCAAGTTGATTGTTTAAGGTGATAACTGTTGTTGCCTGAGTGGCAGTTCCCTTTGCTTCTGAATAACCACCCAATATGGTTACCGCACCAGAGAATGACTGTGCTCCTGTAAAGGTATTTGCCGTCAATAGTGCAATCGTACCAGATGCATTTGGTAAAGTAATTGTTCTATCGGCAGTAGGATCTGCAACTGTTAGGGTTGTTTCGTGGGCATCTGCTGCCGCACCTTCAAAAATAATGTTGACTGGCGTAGCATCATTTTTTGTTCCAAGATATAAATCTCCACTATTTATTTGTACTTGACCCAGTGCATCATCCAGAGCAGTCACCGTAAGAACAGGAAATACACTATCTCCAAAAGAAGAAGCGGTAGGGGACAATATCAGATTGCCTTGAATTGGACTAAGACTCAAACTTCCATTATTTGTTGTAATAGTTGCTGATGTATTGCCCAATTTTAGTGATGGGTTTCTAATAGCCGCAGTACCAGTTATTGCACCGACGGTAAGGGTAGTTGCTGCCCCAAATAGATTGCCAGTAGTCGCAGTTGTATTTGCAATACTGAAGGTGGTACTTGGAGTTGTTATAGATGTTGTGATTGCTGGTGATGTAGCCGTGATCGTGCCGTTAACGGTCATGTCGCCGCCGAATGTCGTGATCGTGCCGTTAACGGTCATGTCGCCGTTGAAAATCGAATCGCCTGCAATCACTGCCTCGGCGTCAACACGCAAATTACTATTGGTACGCAATTGGCCGACGACGAACAACGTTGTCAGCGCCCCCACGCTCGTCAGACTAGACGCGACGACATTGCTCGCAAGGGTTATGCCTGCCAACAAGTTTCCGCTGTAGTTTGTACAACTCTCCAGCGAGCCACTAGAGGGAGTGCCAAGTACTGGTGTCACTAAAGTAGGACTAGTGGCAAACACATTTACACCAGATCCAGTTTCATCAGTGAGTGCTGTTGCCAATTGGGCAGAAGTAAAGGAACCAAGTACTGCCGCATTACCAGTAGATGTGATATGACCTGTTAGATTAGCATTGGTAGTAACTGTTGCTGCATTACCAGATGTATTTTGATTGAGTGTTGGGAAAGTACAATTGGTCAAAGTACCACTAGTAGGGGTGCCAAGTACAGGTGTAGTAAGAGTTGGTGAGGTCAAAGTCTTGTTTGTAAGAGTTTCAGTGAGAGTCAAAGTTGCAATTGTTGCACTGGCAGTATTTGGGAATGTTATCACATAACCACTTGCAACTCCTGGAATAAGTGTACTAATCTGAGGAGTCGTCAGAGTCTTGTTTGTAAGAGTCTGTGTGCCAGTACGTGTTGCAACAGTACTGTCTATTGAAACAGTAACACCACCAGTTGCACCTGATACGGAAATACCAGTGCCAGCTACTATTGATGAAACAGCACCAGTTTTTGTACTAAATCTTTGATCTGTGGCGTATTGAGTTGCAAGTGTTGTCTTTGCAGGATCATCTGTCCAAGAACCAGTGTTACTGATTTGAGCGCCAACCCATATAGCAACTCCACCAGAATTTCCTACAAAGAATTGCGATGCGGTAACACCAGTAGCAGACCCCTGCATGAATCCGAGTTCACCAAATGCCACAGTTGGAACTGTGGACCCTGTTGTGCGTTTAATTTTTACTTGCGTTGCCATTTGTTATTTTCTTTTAATATTCTCCACCATCTACTGAAACATCTTCTAATGTTTCTATATCTCCATCCCCCGTATATCCTCTAAAACCAGCCTTTGAGGTAACAAGACCGTCCGAAATGATATTTCCTGTAACATATAGGTTTCCATTGATAATCATCCCCCCATGAGTTAAACCTATTGTAGATGTTGGAGAAAAATACAGAAGTCCTCCGAGAGATATCCCATTTTCTGCAATAATATTACTAAATGTAGCAGTTGATCCGAGAACATTCCCATATACAAGTAAATCCTTACTAATTGTTAAATCATTACCGGCACTAATTAAAGTATTTGCACCAAGAGTTATTAGTGGTTCGTTGGCATCCGATGTATCTATATTATATATTATCGTGCTCTTTCCACTCGTCGCTCCAATAACATTAAAAGTTAATGCATTTGGAAGACCTTGACCCATACCCAAAACAAGAGATTGTGGATCGTTGAACTCAGTCCCATCAGACGAATAACTGGCAACTGCTCCGAAAGATGGAAACGAATGTCTCAACAAATCATTAGCAGATATAAGTTTTGTTGGCCCACTAAATCCTTGTGACATCCAATAAATATGATTTTGCAGAATTGGTAAAAAGTCATATTTATTGGCAAAAATAATACCATCGGTAGTTGCCCCTGTTTGCAAATCTAATTTTATAACATTATTTAAAGAAGACAGATACTTACCGGCAGTAAGACCGATAACTGCACCAGTGAGACCGTTGAACGATTCCACATAATCACCGACTGGTCCAGGAATGCCTTGAATCCCTTGAATGCCTTGAGGACCATCATCACCTGTTGCACCTGTTGCACCAACGAAACCTTGAATGCCTTGAGGACCATCATCACCTGTTGCACCTGTTGCACCTCCACCACCGCCACCTGTGATAGTAATCGTGACCTTGCCGCCAACTTTTGTAACAGAGGCAACACCACTGCCTGTAAAATCTAGTCCCCTCACATCTGGAGTAATTTTTACACCGTCTCGATAGACTGCAACTTTTCCACCACCACCCGTAGAAGCAAACCAACCCATATCTTGCGCAGAAACTCTTCCCCCACCAAGAATATTTTTTAGTATCTTGTCGAGCCGGTCTTCGTCTATGCTGATGGTTTTTTCTTCTTTGTCATAGACTAATGGAAACTTTGCTTCCAATAGACCACTATCACCTTTTAGTCCTTGTTTTCCTACTTTGCCGGTTTTCCCATCGATACCATCTTTGCCGTCTTTCCCATCTTCTCCTGCAATGCCATCCGCCCCATCTTCACCTGCAACACCATCTTCACCTGCAACACCATCTTTGCCGTCTTTCCCGGTTACCCCATCTTCTCCCGCAGCACCGTCTTCACCCGCAACACCATCTTTGCCGTCTTTCCCGGTTACCCCATCTTCTCCCGCAGCACCGTCTTCACCTGCAACGCCATCCACCCCATCTTTTCCATCAGAACCAGCGACTCCATCTTTGCCGTCTTTCCCATCTACGCCAGCGACTCCATCTTTACCATCTGGCCCAACTACACCATCTTTTCCATCAGAACCAGCGACTCCATCTATGCCGTCCACCCCAGCAATACCATCTTTGCCATCCGTTCCATCCCATCCTCTTGAACCATCCTTGCCTCGTTGTGGTTCTGCTTTGGTATTTGATATTTCTGTAAGAACATCTGCAATTCCTTTTCGAAATTGTGTGAATTCTTCTTGTGTTACTGGTTTTGATTTTGGTGCATAAACCTCGGTCTCCGAAAGGTTCATCACACTAGTTTTTGGTTTTGGTACAGAATAAATCTCAAATATAGAATCTAAAACCAATGTGTCTGTATGCAGGCGAACTCCACGACCCTTTGAATCTGAAAAGAAATATTCTCCAATATTATTCCCTATTTTTAGGATGTATCCTGGAATTTTTCCACAGTCTGATTCACTAATTTGTGTAAAGGTCTCCCCAATAGAGTAATTGGTGCCTTTTATTAATTTCTTTAGTGTAAATATAGAACCAAGTGGATATTTGCCCTCTGAAAATATCAGAGTCCTTGGTGGCTTGGGTGTATCAAAAGTGTCAAAACTATCCATACATCATATGTATTTCATTGAGAAGGGACCAGAACAGACCAACAATAGGGAAAATGCCCACCAATAATTTTTGAAATTGCCGCAGCATATTCCCGAACCTCCCATTGAGCGTGAGTGTCAGACCTCAAATTACACACACGAGCATATGCACTCAAACTTCCTGTCCAGCACCATTCGGTATACGCCCCCTGTGGCAACACAAATCGTGCTTGTTCTGGAGCAATACCAGAATTTATCAGGTCTCTATATGTATCGAACGCAAGGATGGTAGATGCCTTATATTGCTCGTCGTGAATGACAGATTCTGCACCAACAGGAAGAAATTCTTCACTACCTTGTTTGGCATTTGCTGGTTTAGATCTCCATCGTGGATGGTAAAACTCTGGAGGGTCTGACACATATCTTCGTGATATCTCGTTTTCGACAAAACCAACTTTATGTTTGAAAAGTTGAGTACGAATAGAAATGGGTGCCTTGACCCGAAGGGTTATTTGCGGATGAGCAAAAGGTGTCCAGTGGTTGTGCTTTGCCAGATACGAAACGAGTTTTTTGTCTTTGTCTGAAAGAACCTCACCCTCATCCCACACACTTTCCTTTGAGAAGGATACCCGGGCAGCTGATGCAACGGTAAGGTCTGAACCCATGTGAGAAACATATTGAACAAATCCAAAATCTAACAC